GATTTAATGAAAGATATGAAAGATGTCAAACAAAAAATTGATAAGATAGATAAAGCTATGGATGAAATAAGAGGCGGGTGGAAAGTTATTATCTGGATAGCTGCCGGTATTGGCGCGTTTATCTCTTATATAGTAGCCCATTGGATGAAATAAGGAGAAAGAAATGTCTAATTGTATGAAGTATGGAGGTAAAGTTAAAAAAATGAGGGAGGGAGGTATGACCAAAGCAGAACAAGAAAGACTTAAAAAGAAATTAGAAGACGAAAAGATGGATAAGAAAACAAGAGACGCTGCTAAGAATAGCGCTACTACTAGAAATACTATGGGCGAAGGAAGTCCAGTTAAAAAAGCAGCAGGCGGTATGCTTAAAACACCAGATAATCCAGGACTTAAAAAGTTACCTACAGATGTTCGTAATAAAATGGGTTATATGAAAAAAGGCGGTAAAGTTCATAAAATGAAAGCAGAAGCAATGAAAAGAGCAAGATTAAAAAGTATGAAAGCAAGGCAAGCAAAGAAAACCGCTGTGCCTGGTACCATGAAAGGTAAACAAGTAGACACTACTAAAGGCCCTAACATGAGTGCAGTTAATAAATCTGATAGTAAAAAAGCTACTACTAAAACTCCTATTGTTACTAAGGAACAGCTTAAAGCTTCAGGTTTTACTAACTTACGAGATTATTTAAATAATAAAAAAGGTTTAACTCGTAGAGATGGTAAAGCTCCTGAACGTACTAATAATAAACCTAAATCAACTATTAAGTCTCAAGACGCTAAACTTAATAAGTCTAATGCTTCTAGACCAGACTATAGTAATAAGGCTAAAACTAAAGCTAAAACTAAAGCTAAAACATCTATGGTAGACAAGTTTAAATCTTTAGTAGGCGCAGATAGAAAACCTACTGCTAAAGAAGAAATGGGCAGAGGTCAAATGAACGCTGCTCGTAAGTCTATGGGCTTTAAAAAAGGTGGTATGGTTAAACGTGATGGTTGTGCTAAAAGAGGTAAAACAAGAGGCCGTATGGTATGATGAAATGCCGTGGTATGGGCAAAGCCATGAAACCTATTGCTTTTAAAAAAGGCGGCACGGTCAAAGATGCTTGCTACCAAAAAGTAAAGGCATCATATAAAGTATTTCCAAGTGCTTATGCATCTGGCGCCATTGCTAAGTGTAGGAAGAATAAAGGTAAAAAATAATGGCAGTTAGAAAGACAGCTAAGGGAGCTGCACTTAAACGCTGGTTCAAAGAGGATTGGAAAGACGTTAGAACCGGTAAACCATGTGGTAGACAGAAAGGGGAAAAACGAGGTACTCCGTATTGCCGACCTAGCAAACGAGTATCAAGTAAGACCCCTAAAACATCAGGTGAGATGACGTCAGCTGAAAAGAAGTCGCGTATATCGCAGAAGAAAAGTCTTGGTCAGCCAGCGGGTAAACCAAGAAGAGTTGCTTCACTCAAAAGGAGAAAGGCAACTAGGAAGAAAGCATAATGGCTTTTAAAGAAATAGTAATTAGTTGTCTCGCTTTAGCCACTGCATTTGTTAGTGGAGATTATATGGACTCAGTTGAGTCAACAGTACATACACATGTAATAACAGAAGAATGCACTGTAATTAGAAACATTGAAAAGGAAATGTAATGACTACATCAGGTACAACAACATTTAATCTAGACCTCAATGAGCTTGTAGAAGAGGCATTTGAAAGATGTGGTGCTGAACTTAGAACTGGATATGATTTAAGAACTGCTAGACGTAGTTTAAATTTAATAACTGTAGAGTGGGCAAATAGAGGTATTAACCTATGGACTATTGAAGAAGGCTCTATTGCTCTAACTGAAGGTACTCAAACTTATAATTTACCTACAGATACTATTGACCTTATTGAACAGGTTATTAGAACAGGAACAGGAACTACACAATCTGATATTAATATATCAAGAATATCCGCTCCTACTTGGGGAACAATACCTAATAAAAATAGTACAGGTAGACCTATACAAGTGTGGATAAACAGGCAAGCAAGTCAACCACAAATTAATGTATGGCCCATGCCAGATACTAACGACTACACTTTTGTATACTGGAAAATGAAACGTATTGATGACGCTGGAACCGGAGTTAATACACAAGAAATACCATTTAGGTTTTTACCTTGTTTAGTTGCAGGACTTGCATATTATCTAAGTTTAAAGATACCTAACGCTGGTGATAGAACTCAGTTTTTGAAACAAGAATATGAAGAACAGTGGATGCTTGCATCTACCGAAGATAGAGAAAAAGCTGATTTAAGACTTGCACCCCGTTATCAGCATATATAGGAGGCGTCATGAAAAAGCTAATTAAAAAGCTATATTCAGCCGCTATAAAACATAAGAATAAAAAGTATATGAAGCTGTGGTTGAGAGTATTAAAACTTTCATTAAAAGGAAAGAAAACACAGGTGGTTAGATAATGGCTCGTAGATATACATCGGGTAAACATTCAATAGCTAACTGCGACCGTTGTGGTTTTCAGTTTAAGTTGAAAGAATTAAAAGACCTGTTTATAAAAACAAAAGATACTAATATCAAAGTATGTAAAGAATGCTGGGAGCCTGACCACCCCCAAAACATGCAAGGTATGTATCCTGTCGAAGACCCACAAGCAGTACGTGATCCTAGACCTGATAGTAACTTGGAAGAGCAAAGAGATTATCAATACGGATGGAACCCTGTAGGACTTAATAACCCACTAGCACTAGAAGGTTTAGAAGATGACTTAGAAGGTACCGGTGGAGTTGGAAATGTTACTGTAACAACAACTTAGGAGTATAATATGAATAAAGATAGAAAAGGCTGTAACCACACTTACAAGCAACCAGAAATGGTAGCAACACCTAACACAGCTGGCTATCCTGAAAAGGATGTTAAAACTGAAGGTGTTGTAACACGCGGAAATGGTGCAGCAACAAAAGGTACAAAAGCTCGCGGCCCAATGGCATAAGGATAAGTAATGAACTATACAGAATTAGTATCGGCTATACAGTCATACACTGAAAATCAGTATACAACAGATGATGTTAATACATTTATACAGAATGCAGAACAACGCATTTATAATACTGTTCAGTTACCTGACTTACGTAAAAATGTTACAGGTACTATGACATCTGGCAATAAGTATTTTTCTTTACCTAGTGATTGGTTATCAACATTTAGTATTGCTGTAATTAATAGTGACAATGAGTACACTTATCTTTTAAACAAAGATGTAAATTTTATTAGAGAATCTTTTCCTGATACTGATTCGCCTTTTCATGGAGTACCACAATATTATGCAATTTTTAATGATACAACAATGTTGCTCGGACCTACTCCAGACGCTAATTACAATTCTGAGCTTCATTACTATTATCACCCAGTCTATTGTTACAGCTGGCAACACTTGGCTGGGTGATAATTTTGATACTGCTCTATTCTATGGAGCGTTGTTGGAAGCAGCTGTCTTTATGAAAGACGAGGCTGATACTGTATCTTCATACACAGCTAAATATCAAGAAGCTATGGCATTGTTACAAAATTTAGGTGAAGGTAAAAATAGACGAGATGCTTACAGAAGTGGGCAAGAAAGGATACCGGTGATTAACCGATGAAAGGTGAAAGTTTAAATATATTTCCTCCTGGTGAATTTAAAGTTATAACTACTCAAAACAGAGGAATGACACCAGAAGAAATTGCCGAGATGGCATTGGATAAAATAATTTATGTAGGTAGTCAAAGCAATCCTGTCATAAGGGATCAAGCTGAGGCGTTTAAAAACCAAATCAGAGGTGTACTGATTACTTATATAAAGCAAGCAATTATGTCGTATAATACGACTATTGCAAACAAACTCCGTGAAGCGGGGTACCCTGATCTTATAAATTTATTAGAAAAATAAGGAGCTAATTATGGCAGGTTTAACACAAGCAATGTGTACCTCGTTTAAAACAGAGTTATTAACAGGAACACATGATTTTACAAACGGTACAGGTAATACTTTTAAGATTGCATTATTTAAAGCAACTTCAGGTATTGCAGGTACATATGGCGCAGCTACAACAAACTACTCTGATGTAACAGGTAACTCTGACGAGGCATCTGGAACAGGTTATTCAGCTGGTGGTAATACACTAACTAACGTAACACCTACATCATCAGGTACTACAGCGTTCACTGATTTTGCTGATACTACATGGTCTACTGCAACTATTACTGCATCTGGTGCTTTGATTTATAACTCATCTGCATCTAATGCTGCTGTTGCTGTTCTAGACTTTGGTGGTGATAAGACATCTACTGCTGGTGACTTTACTATTGTATTCCCAACAGCTGACGCATCTGACGCTATTATTAGAATTGCTTAATAGGAGCTAGTAATGGCTTCCTCTACATTATACTCAGGCTATGGTGAAGCGCCCTGGTCTGAGGGTAGCTTTGGTACAGAGCTACTATTAGTTAATGTAGATGGAGTCACTGCAACTGCAAGTGTAGGTGACGAAGCAGTTGTTGCAAAAGCAACAGTCACATTAAGTGGTTTAGCAGGTACAACAGGACTTGGTGAAGAAGATTTAGTAACCAATAATAATGTCTCTGTTACTGGACTAAGTGCTACAGGTAATGTAGGTGATGAAAATGTAGTTGTTATCTACAATGCTGAAGTTACTGGAGTAACAGGTACAAGTACTTTAGGCGATGAAAGCCTAATTACAAACAATAATATATCTGTTACTGGATTAGCAGGCGTAAGTGGTTTAGGTAATGAAACACCTGAAACCGATCAGGTTATAAACCTTACTGGCGTTAGTTCCACTGGCGGTGTTGGTAGTACTTCAGTTGATGTAGCTTATGTAGGATGGGGTGGAGGTCCTTGGAGTGAAGGCCCTTGGGGCGCTGATACTTTCTTTGTATTAGTTAATGGTACCTCTGCTACTACTGGGCTAGGTGAAGAAGCTACTATTGGTGAAGCAAATGTTGCTGTTACAGGTGTTGAAGGTACAGGACAAGTTGGTGATGAAGGGCTAATTACTAACAATGTAATAAGTATTACAGGCCTACAAGGCACTACAGCGTTAGGACAAGCTACACAGCAAACAGATCAAAACATCGATATAGTTGGGTTTGGTTTAACTGCTACACTAGGCGATGAAAGTTTAATTACAAATAATGTAATTAGTATAACTGGACTACAAGGCACAACTGGACTTGGTGAAGAATCAGTTATTGCTGAAGGTAATGTAGATGTAACCGGCGTTAGTGCTACAGGACAAACTGGATCACCTTCTATTACAGGTATAGCTAATGTTTACCCTATTGGAGTTCAGGGTACCACAGGGTTAGGCGAAGAGTCCGTAGTAGCAAAAGCCACAGTATTCCCAACAGGAGTATTGGGCACAACAGGATTAGGCAGTGCTTCTGTAATAGGTGAAGCCAATGTCTATGTAATAGGTGTTCAGGGAACTGGACAAACACAAACATTTACTTTAGTTTGGGGTGAAATAGATACGTCGCAAACACCAAACTGGACGGAGATTGCAGCATGATAGTAGACGCAAAAGAAATTAATGGTATAATTAGTAACAGATACGAGACTCATTTAGAGTGCTCAAATTGTGGCATGAAAGTTGATGCTGAAGAATATAAATCAGGAACCTGCTCTGATTGTGGTGCCGCGTGGAATGGTAAGCAACACACTAAAGTTCACGTCACAAGCGTACCTGCAAGCGGTCAATCAAGTTAATAGGAGAAATTAAAAATGCCAAGTACATATTCGGACTTGAAAATCGAGTTAATTGCTACTGGTGAACAATCAGGAACTTGGGGCACTACAACAAATACCAATTTAGGTACAGCCCTAGAAGAAGCTATTACAGGCTCTGCAGATGTTTCGTTCTCAAGTGGTACAGTAACTCTTACTTTAACAAACACAAACGCAACTCAAGCTGCTCGTAACTTAAGACTTAATTTAACGGGTACATCAGGCGGAGCTCAAGATTTAATTGTTCCAGCTATTGAAAAATTATACCTAATTAATAATGGTGTTGCAGACGCAATTACAGTTAAGAATTCATCTGGTACAGGTATTGCAGTGCCAGCCAGTAAATCAATGTTTGTATATAATGATGGTACAAATGTTGTTGATGCTGTAACTCATTTAACTTCACTAACTCTAGGTTCAGCTCTTCCAGTAGCTTCAGGTGGTACAGGTGCTACATCATCAGCAGGCGCAGACTTTGCTTTAAAAGGTGCTAACAGTGATATTACCTCTCTTTCTGGGCTAACTACAGCGTTAAGCGTAGCTCAAGGTGGTACAGGCGCTACAAGTTTAACAGCAAATAATGTGGTTGTAGGTAATGGAAC